TTCCCTAAACCTCTCCGGCCCATCGCGCCCTGTGGCTTCGACACCAGCGTTGCCTATCCGCAAACTGTTCCACTGGCAGCCTGACGGTTCCCTCCTCTTCCGAGTTGACTGGTCATCCATCGAATCCCTCCTCGGCTGTAACCGCTCGGCGGAATACAAACTCATCCATTCCCGCCAAGGTGGCTCCCGTTCTGCGCTAACCTTCGGCGCTGCAATCCACGCAGGCTTGGAAGTTTGGTATAGAAACAAAGATAAGATCGGAACCGAGCTTCCAAACATAGCAGAAAATCCTAATATTGCATTCGAGACGCTCACCCGTGAAGCCCTCCTCTCCCGCTGTTACTCCGCCATCGAGTCCACCTTCGCTGAGTCTCCCCCTTCCCTCTTCCCAGACTACCGCACCTCAGACTACGCGATTCAATCCTTCCACTCATATATCACCCACTACAAAGACGAAACCCTCACCCCTTACGTCCACGAAGGCAAACCCCTAGTCGAATTCTCATTCGCCTACCCTCTCGGTCAAGTTGAATTACCCATGTGGATTTTCGAAGAGTGGGGTTATGGCACGTTAACCAATAGCGAAGAGGAAGAAAGATCCATCTCCGACTTCGACTTCGGTTTCAGTAAAATCAAAGTCCACATCGAATGGACTGGCATCATCGACATGCTTGCTGTCGTCAACGACTCCCTCTACGTTGTAGATCACAAAACCACATCCATAGTCTCCCAAGATTTCTTCGACGGATTTGAAATCGCCATGCAACCAACGGGATACTTCTCAGCGATGAAGGCTGCATTCCCTGACCTCCCCATCAAAGGCTTCCTTGCCAATGTCCTTGCATGTCGCAAACCTGTCGCTGCTGTGACAAAAAGCGGCAAACCCACCACTTCCAAACCCTTCGAGCCTTTCCGTCGTTCCTACCACTACCACGATTGGCACGTCTCTGAGTTCAAAACTGACGCACTCGCCTTGGTCGAAGAACTCTTTGCCAATATCACCAACAAGTTCTTCCCCCGTAAAACCCAATGGTGCATCGGTAAGTATGGCAAATGCCCCTTCTTCGACGTGTGCTCACTCCCTCCTGAGTCCCGCCTCGACATGTTAAACTCAGACAACTATATCTCCAACACTTGGAAACCAGTATGACCATCTCCATCGACCTCGACAAAACCTGGACAGCGGAACCCATGCTCTTCAATTGCTTTGCTAAAATCGCCAAGTCTCTCGGTCATACTGTTATCATCTGCACTCGTCGCATTGAGCTTCCCCACGAAGAACGAATCAAACTACAAGTCCCCGAATATGTCACCATCTTCTTCGCCGACCTCGGCTTCAAACGTGACGCTGTTCCATTCCACGTTGACATTTGGATTGACGACGAGCCAGGAACTATCGAGCCACAACGGGTTCTTCAAGAAACCAACACAGCTGACCTATGATCCACCTCTCCGTCCCAGTCCTAGCCCATTCCACAGCAGTCTGTCCAACCTCCCCGCATCACTACACACACACTTCCATCCTCTGCCTCTCGGCCCAAGCTGTCACAACCAGCGAAGCCCACAACTACTCCCCACAAGATAAAAAAATCCTCTACTCCATCTACTCCGACATCCTCACCATAACCCAACGCACCCTCACCATCTTCTCCACCGACCCATCCCGCGCGTTGGCTGAACTTTCTGAACTCAACCGTCAACTAGCCTCTGCAATCCAATGAAATCCTCCACCGACTTCCTCCCTTCCCTCCCTAAGTCCTTTCTCCTCATCGGCCCTCCTGGTTCAGGTAAAACCACAGTCTCTCTCCAACTTCCCAAACCCTTTATCCTCGACTGTGATGACAACCTCAACGGCCCTGTTCGTTTCCTCTCCTCCAATAATCGGCTTAATCACACCTGGTTCTACGACACTCCCCTTCGTGAAAACGATAAACCCGTCCCCCGTGAGCTCCAGTGGGAGCGTGTCCAATCCCTCCTCCTCGAAGCTTGCAACTCCCCCCTCGTTGAAACCATCGTAATCTCCTCCCTCTCCTCCCTCATCGAACTGGCCTACATCCAGACTTACAAAATGACCAACGCCAAGCTCGGTGATTTCAAAAAAACCATCGATCCTAAGTTCGAATTCGCCCAATGGGGAGCCTTCGGTTCCATCATGCGCCAGCTTATCTTCTGGCTCAAGTCCTCAGGCAAGCGCCTTGTCATCGAAGCCCACATGACTGTCGACAAAGAAGAACTCACCGGAGTCCTCACCAACTTCCTCGCCATCCCAGGCAATCTCAAACACATCATGTCTGGATGGTTTGAAGAGGTCTGGCTGCTCGATGTCACCACCACCGGTGTCGGCTCCACCCAAAAAACCGAACGCAAGATCATCACCTCCCCTGGGCCTCGTGACAAAGCTCTCGGCCTCAAATCCGCAGCTCAGCTTGGCACTTCATTCCCAGCGGATAAAGTCAGTGAACTCCAAGCTATCTTTTCTAAATGACCATCCAACTCCTCGACCTCCAACCTCTCGCTGACTCAATAGGCTGGGCAGCCCTCTATCTCAGCATAGCCTCTGTTATCTGCATGGCAATCTACAAATCCAACGAATCATGACCCGCACATTCCTCGTCGCCATCGACCTCGACGCCTCCTCCGACATCGACTCCATCGCCGCTGACATCCTCGACTCCCTCGCCCTCGATGGATTCCAGGTCACTTCAGTCAAACCTTGGGCATCCGCAATGACCGAGCCTGAGCAAGGTGAAATCTTTGGAACTCAAATCTCTTTCGTCTGACAAATTTCCTGAGCACCTCGCTCTTGAACAACAAACACAAACAAACACAAAATATAAAACATATGGCTCCTCTATCCCTCAAGCTCAACGACGCTGATCTCTCCGCTCCATGCCTCATGGAAGGTAAATATCCCGTCGTCATCAAAACCGCTGAGATCGTCCCATCCAAATCCGGCAAAGGCTCCTTCCTCCATGTCCAATGTGGCACGACAGAAGAAGCTCAGTCTGACAAAGGCAAAACCCTCAACCCCGGCTTCCCCATCGGCACCCGCCTCATGCTCCCCATCCCAGGGACTGAATTCGGTGATGGTCCCAACGCTGACGGCTTCACTCGTAACCTCGGTATGTTCATGTTCGCAGTGGCTAATCTCAAACCCACTGAAACGAACAAATCCCAACTCCCCGAGTTCAACGAAGAGTATGTCACCAACCTCCCCGGCCTTGTTATCGGCGCTAGCGTCAAAAACGAAACCACGGAAGAATACGGCAAGCAATCGACCATCAAGTCGTTCTACGCCATCGGTTAATTGACAAACCAACCTCCGCTGGCAGACCGGATAATGTCTGCCTTTTAGCTTCTATGAAATCTACAAACAAAAAAGCCATTCGCACTGGTAATCGTTGCGGCAAAACAAATACAGCAACTTGCTGCAATCAAGAAGACCTTAAAGTACTTCTCAAACCCCGTCGCTCCATCCCCATCGCCGAGGTCAACCAAATGATCGAGCGTGAAGTCGCTCGTGTCAAATCTGAAAAGACCATCTACGACGACCGCAACGACATCCTCAGTCAAATCGACGCCGTCACTCGTGACATCGAATACTACGAAGAGCAACTCTTCAACACCAACAAACGCAAACTCTCCCTCCAGCAAGACCTGCGAGAAATTAACATCGCCATCCATCGTGAGTTAGAACTCGAATCCCTCCGTTAACCCAACAAACCACCCTGCCGGGAGGGATTATATCCCGGCAACCTCTTTCCTCATGTCCGATAATAAAATTCAAAAGCTCAAGCGTCTCGAAGGTGTTGACTACTTCCCCATCGACCAAATCATCATCAACCGCTCCGAACGCCTCCGCCGCGATCCAAAAGAAATCGCCCAGAACGCCCAGCAAATAGCCGACTCGATCATCCTCGTTGGCCCGATCTCTCCCATCGTCCTCAACGAAGCCAACGAACTAATCGCTGGCGAATGCCGTCTCGAAGCCTACAAGCTCCTCAAGTCTAAAAACTTCGACGCAGCTGAAGTCCCCATTGTCCGCCGACTCAAAATCGAGCGCGCCATGGAACTCATGATCGAACTCGACGAAAACATGCGCCGCCGTAAAATGACCTGGCAGGACATCGCCCTCGGCATCACCGCTGTCCACGAGCGCGAATCCAAAATGGCCGCTGAGCGAAAAGAACAATGGGGTCTTCGAGCAACCGGCCACCTTGTCAAATCCTCCCATTCCTACGTCGCCGACTGCCTTGTCATCTCCCGCTTGCTCAAGGCCAACGACAAAGAAATCTGGGAGGCCAAGTCCTTCGACCAAGCCAAGCAAGTCGTCCTAGCTCGCAAAGAACAAGCCGCAATGACCGCTAAAGCCAAGCTCTCCGGCGACCTCCTCATCATCCCACAACCAGCCAAAGCTGTTAAACCCACCGGCATCATCTCCATTCAACTCGGTGATTCCATCCCACTCCCCTCGGTAATCACGACTTCCCCAGAGAAGATTCGTGAAATGAAGACGATTAAGATTTCCGACAGGCTGTTCAACATGGATTGCGTGGAATTGATGAAAGAACATCTCGCGCCTAAGTCCGTTGATGTCATCATCACGGACATCCCCTATGGTATCGACATGGCCTTACTCGAAGATATGCACGGGGTTGAACAAATGAAGTCCACCCACGATGTCGATCAAAACGTCGAGCAAATGAAGCCCTTCCTCGAAGGAGCTTATCGTGTTCTCAAAGACGACAAGTATCTCTTCTTCTTCTTCGCCCAGCAGCATCAAGAGAAACTAGCCACCTGGGGCCGTGAGGTTGGTTTCTCTGTGCTCGATTGGAATATCCTCTGGCTCAAACCACACTCATGCAAAAACCAAGCGGCGCATATCAATCCGACAAAGTCCTATGAACCAGTGATGGTTATGAAGAAAGGTTCACCCCGTTTGTCCAAGCCCATGAATCTCTGCCACATGGTCGTTGATGGTATGCCTGACAAAAAGCTCCAATCCAACCCCTTCGCCAAACCCCTTGAATTCATCGACAAGATGCTTCTTGACCCGATCTACTTCCCCGGTATGACAGTTCTCGACCCCTTCGCTGGTGGAGGTTCAATCGTCCGAGCCTCCATCCTCAAAGGATGTAAAATCATCGCTTGTGAAATCGACCAAGCTCGATTCCCTGAGTTACAGAATCGAATCAAAGACACTTACAAAACTATGTTCGGAGGGGATGTGCAATTTGTATGACCCACCTCCCCAACGCTTTCCCTCACACACCAGCCCCTTACCGCCTAGCTGTAATCGGCGAGTGTCCAGGTCCACACGAGATGGCTCAACACCGTCACTTTGCTGGACCTACCTCCGGCCTCCTAACCGCCGCGCTCCAAAACTCCGGCATCATTCTCTCCAACTGCTTCCGCGGTTACATCTACAACCAAGTCCCTCCAGGCGGGGACATCGAACACATAAACAAATCCGACCCAGACTTCAATGAATCCCTCTCCATCCTCAAATCCGACCTCAACAAGTTCCAACCACACTGTATCCTGCTCCTTGGAGGAACAGCCCTCTGGGCAGCAGGAGTTTACCATAAAGTCAACGTCTATCGAGGCACTCTTTTCTACGGCTTCGATAGACGCTATAAAAGCATTGCGACATTTTCACCTAGATATGTTCAAAAGGTATGGGACGAAGCTCCGCTCTTTCAATTTGATATTAACCGTGCCTGTGAGGAGTCCAGAGACTCCAGACTCTTACTTCCCGACAGAAACCTTGAACCCAGTCTCACCGCCCCTGAAGTCCTCAACAGGTTATCAGGGATACAACAAGGACAGCTAGTCTCTGTCGACATTGAAGGCGGCGTCCCCAATCCAGAAGAAACCACCCACCGCAACCTCGACGGTGTGACCTGTATCGGCATATCAACCGACCCCTCCTCCGCTTGGACAATCAATCTCTCCGACTTTGACGACCTTACCAAAGGCATCGTTATGAAAGCCTTCAACAAAATGATGTCCGACGCGTCGATTCCTAAAGTTCTACAAAACTCTCTCTATGACTACGTCGTCCTTGCTTGGCTGTGGCACATCAACGCTAGAAATATTACTCATGACACCATGTTATCAGGATGGGAGATTTATCCAGAGCTTCCGAAAGGCCTCGGAACTCAAGCATCCATCTGGTCCAAGGAACCTTACTACAAATTCGAACGCACCTCCGGCGCTGGTCTCGACATCACCGAAGCCAAAATCCTCCACCGAACCTATTGTTGCAAAGATGCAGCAGTGACTCTGGAAATCCATCAGAAGCACATGGCCGCAATGACGATTGACCAGCGTAAGCACTACGACTTCAATATGTCCTTAATCCCATCGTTACAATACATGTCCCTGCGTGGCATCCGCTATGCCTCAGACCAAGCCAAAGAAAAACACTCCGAGATCAAGTCAAAAATGCTTGAACTCCAAATGGCCTGCAACCAGCATGCCAACCAAGAAATCAACCTCAACTCACCCAAACAAATGTGCGACCTCCTCTACAAGCGCTTTGGCTTCGAGCCTCAGTACATCAAAGAAGCAGGTCGCAAAACCACTAAACTCACCGCCAATGCAGACGCAATGCTTAAAATCATCATCAAACAAGGAGCAAACACTCATCCGTTCCTGGCCTGCGCCCTCGGATGGAAGAAGCTCGAGGGCATTCGGAAGCAACTTGAGATTAACACTGATGGAGATTCACGAGTTCGTTGCTCTTACAATCTTGTGGGAACCGAAACAGGACGCCTATCTTGCTCAGGTTCAGTCACGGGCAGTGGAACGAACTTACAAACGATTACTAAACAGCTTAGGTATCTCTACCAACCCGACCCCGGTTACTACTTCTTCCAATGTGACCTTTCCGGCGCCGACGGCTGGACAGTAGCCGCCCGTGCCTCCCAACTCGGTGACCCCACCATGCTCGATGACTACCGCGCGGGAATGAAACCTGCAAAAATCATCGCCCTCATGTATATGCAAATGCAGGGTCAGCTCTCCGAAGTCTCGGTAAACATCAATGACCTATCCCGTGAGGAGATCAAGCGTCTCACCAAAACCGTCGACATCCCAGACTCCCTCTACGCGGTCTGCAAAGCTGTCCAGCACGGCTCCTCCTACGACATGGGTCCAAACACGATGGCTAACAACATCCTGTTGCAAACCTTCAAAAAATCCACCGAACTAAACGTCCTCTGGGTCCCACCAAACGACTGTAAAAAAGTCCAGAACGTCTTCTTCAAACGCTACCCCGGTGTGCTCGCATGGCAACGCTGGGTGCAACAACAACTTACACGCAACCGCACACTGTCATGTGCCTCCGGTCACGTTCGGACATTCTTCGGGCGGCCTGGAGACAACACAACCTACCGCGCAGCCTATTCCCATGAACCCCAAGCAAACACTACCTATGCCACTAACCTCGCCATGCAAAAGCTCTGGCTGGACCCTGAGAATCGCACAAGTTCTGGTGATCTTATCATCCAGCCTTTGCACTCTGTTCATGATGCGCTGTGCGGCCAATTCCCCATCGACCGGACCGAGTGGGCTGTCAAGAAAATCCAATCTTATTTCAACAACACCCTTTCCATCGGCAACGAGCGACTCGTCATTCCCTATGAAGGCGGTTACGGAACCTCATGGTATCACACAGAAGAAAAATCAAGAATAGGAGAAATCTAAATATGTTTTATATAGAATACCACCCCGGCACCATTGCCCGCATCACAGATAAGCCAACCCGACACGGACACGAAGATGTGAATCTTCTCTCGCGTTGGGTTTGTAAAGTAAATGACATCTTTAGGCTAAATCCAAGCCTTCCAAACGCTGAAAAGGTTAAAGAGTTCTGCCGACTCTTAAAACAATTCCAACTCCCATGCTCTTCTTAAAACCCCACGAAGCCTCCAAGCTCCGCTGTCAAATCCTCCGTGACCTCCAACTCGACTCCTACGTCGAGATCGACTCCCGCTTTGTCAAACCACTCTTCGGAGGCACTTCCGACATGCGGCGCTGGTGCGAGACCTGGTCCCTCACCTTCGACACCTTCACCCGACCAGGTATGTTCCACCGAGACAAAACTCCCATCGAATGGGTAAGTTTCAAATACCCAGAACCTGAACAGATTGTTATTATATGAAACCTAAAATTGAAATTCTTTTAGATATGGATGGAGTTCTTGCAGACTTCTTCTCTCTGGCATTTGAAAAGTGCTTCCAAGCTGGCTATGCAACGATAAGTCAAGATGAATACATAAGCTTGAACATGTTTAACATGGCCGAAGTTTTTGGCATTTCACAAAGTCTTTTCTGGCAAACCATCGACAACAACGGTTTTTGGAATAGTCTCAAACCAATGCCAGGTTGTGTAGAACTTGTCGACAGACTTAAACAGATAGGCCGTGTTACTATTGCGAGCTCACCGAGTCTTAATCGCACTTGTATAATGCAAAAGCTCCAGTGGCTTGAAACTAACCTAGGCATCAGTGTAGACGAATGTATGTTCGGTTCTCGCAAAGAACTCATGGCTTCACCAAACACTGTGCTAATAGACGATTACCCAGGTAACATCAGTAAATTTACTACTGCAGGCGGTCTTGGTATTCTTGTTCCGTCCAACTGGAATACTCCTCGTCACTTATTTACTCCAGAACTTGTGCTTGAAGCGATAAACAAAGAACTTGTCTTCTCAAAATGAAACCCATGTGTGCCTTCAAGTGGCAAGACCACAGGTCTAAACTAACCTTCCCTTTCTACGTTCAGCCAAAACTTAACGGCGTCCGCGCGCTGTATCACCAAGGCATTATGCAGTCCCGTGGCCTCCGCGAGGAAGAAGGCAAAGTCTGGGACCCTTCAGTCGTCCTACATTTCACTCAGCCCCTTGCTCTCGCCTGTCCGCCCACGTGGATTCTCGATGGTGAACTTTACTGTCATGGTAAGT